ATGCGATGACCACAAAATCTAAGGCCAAGAGCCTCATTTTTGAAGCTGTTCATGAAACTGCAAGCGATCTTCATCGCCTCGGCTTCATTGATAAACGAAAAATGCGCAAATTTGATCTGCTTTGTCTGGATCCCATTCCGGCATACGATAGTCAAAAAATTCGTGCGCTAAGGGATCACCTTAAACTAAGCCAAGCTGTTTTGGCTTCGATATTGAATACCAGCCTGTCAACAGTGCGCAAGTGGGAAGCAGGCGATAAGCATCCAGGCGGTCCCTCGCTAAAGTTGCTTAACCTGCTGGATCGCAAAGGCCTAGAGGCGGTAATTTAATTGGATTTCCTGGGCGAGGCAGAGTAGGTCAAATACTCCATGATCAAAAACTGATCTCCAGGTGAGCGATACCAGTTTCAGATGAGGCAGTCACAGCCAGCCCAAGCCAGGCCCGCTGCTCCTCCCAAAGCGTCGGCGGATCCACCGCAATATCAAACAGAGTCAAATGATCTGGCAGCGCGTCGTCAAGAATCGCCTCAACGATATCGGGCGCAAGCACCGTCAAATTTATCATGCGACTAACGTAACTATTGTCGACGCCCTCTTGGGCCGCGATCTCGCGCAACGAACTGACCTTCCCCGACTCCAGCAGCGCAAGCCAGCGGTGCCCTCTAGCCAAAGCCAATTGCAACGCGGTAGGCACGATACCCCAAGGTCTCGGCTCACCCGATTCACCGTTGGGCAGCGTAATCAGCTTACGACCTGCGCGTCGTTTGAACTGAATTGGCACCGAGAGCGTGAGACGGCCATCGCTGGACTCAATGACCTCCGGTGTACCATTTTTATGGATGTGTAGACCGCTCATGCTGCGACCTCCTCGAGTTTGACCTGTGAGTGCTCGGCTTGCAATTCCAGAATTATTTTCTCAAGCCCGTTGGCGCGCAGACGCACCTCTAGCTCAGTTGGTGACACAATTACCTTCTCGACCAAGAGGCGCACAATGCGCGCTTGCTCGGCAGGAAATAGCTGATCCCAAATCTCGTCAAGGCGCGTCATCGCAACCGTGGCTTTAGCCTCGTCCAGGCTAGGATCTAAGCTGATCGCATGCGGTAGTACCTCGGCAAGCAATTCAGGTGAGCGTAAAAGGCCTCGTAATTGCTCAAGCACTGCTGACTCAAGCTCTGCTGCCGGCATGCGTGGCAGGCCCGATGCGCCCGCATACTCTTTCACGTCTCGCTGCGGGATGTAATACCGATAGCATCGTCCGCCCTTTTTGGTCGAGTGAAACGGTGACAAGGCGCGACCATCATTGCCAAAGACAATCCCCTTTAGCAGGAAATCAACCTTAGTTCGACTGAACCCGCCTCGGGCTCGATGATTGGTCGACAAAATTGCCTGAACACAATCCCAAAGCTTGCGATCGATGATGGGCAAATGCTCAGCCGGGTACCACTGCTCTTTATGGCGTAACTCACCTAGGTAGGTTCGGTTGTGAAGCAGCTTATGGATCAGCCCTTTGTCAATCGGCTTACCTTCTCTGACTCGCCCATCCTGGGTGGTCCAAGCTTTGGAGGTGGCCCCGTCTAACTGAAGCTCTTTGACCAGTTTGGTGCCTGACCCCAGTTCAACAAACCGTTCAAATATTTGCCGGATGAGTTTTGCTTCTTTCTGGTTGGGCACAAGACGACGATTGTCGACGTCGTACCCCAAGGGCGGTACGCCCCCCATCCACATGCCTTTCCTTTTGCTGGCAGCGATTTTGTCCCGAATCCGCTCGCCGGTCACCTCTCGTTCAAACTGCGCAAAAGACAGCAGCACGTTGAGCATGAGCCTGCCCATTGAGGTGGTGGTATTGAACTGTTGAGTGACAGAGACAAAGGACACGCCCTGCCGCTCAAAGACCTCAACCATCTTTGAAAAATCAGCCAAGCTGCGGGTCAGCCGATCAATTTTATAAATAACAACCACGTCGACTTTTCCGGCCTCAATGTCTGCGATCAGTCGCTTGAGTGCCGGGCGCTCCATATGGCCACCCGAAAAAGCCGGGTCATCATAATCATCTGCAACCGCGATCCACCCCTCGGCTCGCTGGCTTGCAATGTAGGCGTGGCCTGCATCTCGTTGGGCATCGATGGAGTTGTACTCCTGATCGAGGCCCTCTTCGCTCGATTTTCGTGTGTAGACAGCACAGCGCACACGCTTTTTAAAGGTATCGCTCATGCTCGGACTCCCTTTTTAGGCGAAGTCTTTGTCTCGGGTCTGGCGCGCAAGCCGAAAAATAAAGGCCCTGACCAGCGTGTTCCAGTAATTTCAAAGGCGATTTTTGACAAGCTTTCGTAGGGCCGGCCGTCAAACTCGTAGGTTCCGTCTTGCGAGGCAATCACGTGATATTGCTTGCCCTGATAAAGGCGCGAGAGCATCGTGCCTGCAACCGGTCGGTAAGCCGCCTCGCGCATAGTGGCCCTACCGTTTTTAATCAGCGCGTCGATCCGACGTTTATTGCGGTCAAGCAAACCTTGGTCCGTTTTGCAGAACTCAAGCTCCTGCAGCTTGTGAGCGATGCGTCGCTCCAAAAACTGTCGATTAGGCGTTGGCGGGTCGCTGCAAAATATTTTGCGCCACAACGCCTTGAGCTCTGGCATCGTCAGTTCAGGTAATTGCACGATTTGCTGCACCACCGATTGTGGCATTGGCGGTCTATCCAATTTTGCTTTCATAAAGACTCCGTAATTCCGTAGTTGACGGTGTCTCTATGAACGCTCTGGTGACCAGAAAAGCCAAGTCTAAACTGGCCTTCAGACAGCCTATTTGCAGACTTTTGCGAAGATTCGGCTCGAGCTCTGGCAATACCTCGGGCTAGCAGTACGCCAAGCTCAGCTCTGCGCTGCTCGGGGGTCATTTGCTCTGGCGGGCGTTGGTTGACTTCATTCATTGGGTAGCAATCCTTTAAACACAACTAGGGATGCAAGAATTGTCCGCTGCAGTGGGATGCTAAGGCCAGAGAGAGGCTGAGGGCTCCTGAGTACTCCTGTTAACACGTGCAAAAACAAGTAACAAAAAGATACAAAAATTAAGATCTTGTAATGAGAACGTACGTTCTCTATAATTATTATTATGAAAAAAGCACTGAACGACCAATCCCACCTTGAAGCGCTGCAAAGCTACTACGCTGAGCATCGCGTACTGCCCTCTTACGCCCGTCTGATGAGCGTGTTTAGTCTGGCCTCAAAATCAGCCGTCAAAAAGGTTCTTGAGCGACTAGAAAGTGCAGGCATGCTTGAGCGCACAACGGATGGCGACTGGACTCCGGCAGCACACTTTTTTGAACGCGCGATTGCGACTCAACCAGTTGCGGCCGGCATGCCAATCGCAGCAGACCAAAATAGCCATGAGCAAATCACGATTGATCGCTTTCTAATCGATCAGCCCTCAAAAACAGTGCTGATCAGGGTCAAGGGCGATTCAATGATTGATGCAGGAATCCATAGCGGCGATCTTGCCGTTGTCGAACGTACGGCCGAAGCCAGAACCGGAACAATAGTCGTCGCAGTGGTGGACGATGAATTTACTTTAAAAACTTTAGCACGAGACAAAACCGGTTATTTTTTGCAGCCTGCAAACTCAAATTATCCCGTCATACGGCCGCAAGGAAAACTTGAAATTTTTGGCGTCTTAACTGGCATCGTGCGGAAATACTCATAGGGATAATCCGCTTTGACAATCTTTAATCCTGCCTATTTCTTACGGCATATTTCGCTGCCGACCTTGCGTCAGTTTACTGATGCCCATCCACTTGGGCCCGAGCTGGCTGTCGACTGGGGGGAACCGGAGGATGCGCTACCCCGCTTGCTCAACGACGCTGTAACCATTAAGCAAGACTCGCTGTCTAACGCGGAGCTATCTTCTGAAATCCGCGAGGCTTTAAAGCACAAGTTGCATTTGTGGCAAGACGATTTACGTCGGGCACACATGATGTCAAACGAGCTGGCAATAAACGAGTTTCTGGCCGCGAGTCTGCCAGAGCAAAATTTTGTTGATGAATTTGCCGATCGCGATACACGCGAAAAATCTTTGTGGGTTTTAACCTATCACCCACAAATGTTTCGCGATGTGGAATTGCATCTTGCCTTTCAGGCTAAAGCAGACGGTAAGTATTGGAAAAAACATCGGATTCAGGCATCCCTTGAGATCCCCCAAGAACGAGACAAGCTTGAAAAGTTCAGCAACGAAGTAGCAAAACTTTACGAAAAGGTTGGCGGTGGAAAAAGTACCCATGTCGAATTGAGTCATCACGCTTCTGACCAGAGCATTCAGCTCACAATTTATGTCGAAGGACCAGTGACCGCACTGGCTCATTTTTCTGAAAACAGTTTCAAAAAAATGACGACTCGTATCGCCCTGGAAACAGCGCTCGTCTATCAACCGGCCACAGGCGTGATCGAGAGTGTGGTGAAGGGTGGCGCCAAGAACCACGCTGCCGTTCTTGAGTTATTTGGCAAACATTTGGTTGGCCAGGAAATTAAGCCAGAGGAAATTGAGAAAAAAAGATACAAACTCAATGAATTGCGTGATGGCATGCTCGAGCCTTTTGAAGACTGGTCCAGCCATGGCATTGAAAAGATTCGTTTAAGACGTGCGCGTTTCTCACCCAAAAGTACCACTGGCGTAGCCTTTCAAATTGAGGCCTCACCTGATAAAGATCAGGATGATGCGATCAAGCTTGGTCTCGACACTCTAAAAATTCACCACTCCTTTGAAGCCGAATACAACCTGGATGGTGGATCGGTCGTAGTTTTTATGAGTACTGAGCCTGGTCAAAAAAATAAATCATTCAGCTTTAGTCTGTACTCGACCGGGTCTTCAACTATCAAAAATCTTTCTTCAAAGAATCAAACGATTGCGTTAACAGTCTTAAGAGCGCTCAACGTTATTGACGGTGATGAGGGCCAGGCATGAGCGCCTCGCAAATACTGGCGACTGAATTACTGTGCCAATTGATGGAATCTTGCAAGGCTGAGATTAATGGCAAAGCGCTGCTTTGCGACGAACAGGAAGTCGCTGGTCAACAGCTTTTAAAAGAAAGGGTGCTTGTTCTTGGTCCAACTTTGAGCTGGGTAACCTGTCCTGAGTGTGGTGTCGAGGCCGCAAAAATATTGCGCGAGATCGGTAGCAAGAAAATCCGTGTGCGTTGTGACGGATGCGGCGATGTCGATACCGGGCACGAGCTTCAAAGAACTTACAAGGTCAATTTCAACCACCTCATCACCCTTCTGGGTATCAGCCTTGACTTCTCGCCCTCCTCCTCAAAAATGATCTTACCGTTAAAGGTATGGCGACTAGGTACCTCAGAAAAAATCCGTGGCAAACCGATCACCTGGTATTTTGCCAGGCACCTCAATGATCCTGCTGTAGCAAAACGATTACTTGATCAGCTCCGTATGGATCATGCTTTACAAACGGCCAGAATTATCACCAGTAGCGATTTGCCGTTGCCAGACGGGTCACCCCTGACGGGCTATAACGTTGCGAAGTTATCAAGCCTCGCACGCTTATCGCAAAGTCGTTTCTTATTCTTTACTGAGCGCTCTGGCCCACAAGCCTTGCCGCCAAAAGAGGAACCTTTACCCACGACATCCTTGCGGCTAGTACAAGAGAAAGGCTGGGCCTTCGTACAAAGCGTTAAATATGAATTAGAGGGAATGCAAAAAAATATACTGCTCAGCCTTATTGACGCGCATGCGCACCGCTTGGAGGGTAATGTACTTGGGGAGCGTTGCGGCTCAGAGGCCTTCCCTTTTCAGCCGGCAAAATTCTTCAGTCGAAACAATGAGGTCTACAAGGCCTTTGTGAAATATGTGCCCGGCGACAAGGTCTATGAACTTGTTATTGCTCAAGAGGATCAAGACTGGTTGTGAAGAAAAGATGAAACAAAATTTTTCATATTTGCGATACAACGCGAACACCTAAGTCCACACTTTGTTCAGATAACAGGGCTACTCAGCACCACCTAAAACCCGGCTCCTGCCCCTAGGAGACCGGGTTTTTTGCACTTATTTCGCTTGATTTCAAACTGCCGAACCCTTTTGCCGAATCTGCCGAACGCGTTGCAGAACCTGCCTTGACAAACTGTTTGCAATGGTTAGCGCAGTTACCTAACTGCCCTGAATCAGAGCCTTTTCACCATCAAGGAGATTCAATTGCAAACATCAGATCAGGTTATCCGGCACCTGAACCAGCGACAGCTGGCAGAGCGCTGGGACCTTAGCGAAGGCACGTTAGAGCGCTGGCGCTGTGAGGGTATTGGTCCTGTCTTTCTCAAGCTTAAAGGCCAGGTTCGTTATCGCATCGAAGACGTCAAGGCCTTTGAGGCTGAGAGTCTGCGTAAAAGCACCTCAGAGCGCGAAGTATCAGGCGGTGCGGCATGACGACACTCACCCTCGACCACCTTCTGACCATTCCCTTGGTCGACCTCTCCGCTTACTCAAGCTGCGCACTGTTTGAACTTAAAAATGAAGCGGCTGATCAGCTCACCAGGGCAAAAGCAATCGCTGAGCACATCGATAGCGCCTTAGATACGAAGTACGCCCAGCGGGCCCAGATCCTTCGCTTAGCCGCAGGCAAGGATACCGGTGTCGTGCATTTTGACGACGGCCGCGTTCGTATCACAGCAGATTTGCCTAAAAAGATCGAGTGGGATCAAAAAAAGCTGATCGATATTGTCCGCCGCATCACCGCCAGTGGTGAGGATCCAAAGCAGTACGTGGAAATTAAATACCGGGTCAGCGAAACCAAATTCAACGCCTGGCCGGAAGTGTTCAGGAGCACGTTCACACCGGCACGCACCCTCAAAACCGGCAAGCCCGATTTTCGGCTTGCACTCACCGATAGTCAGGGAGAACAATAATGCTGCCCATCATCTCAGCCGAAGAACGGCTCAAAGAACGCCACAGCGCCAAGATCGCTCTCGTCGGGCCGGCGGGAGTTGGCAAGACTAGTCAGATCAGGACCCTGCCCTCCGAGTCAACGCTCTTCGTCGATCTAGAAGCAGGCGATCTGTCGGTGCGTGACTGGACAGGCGATACGGTGCGCCCACGCACCTGGCCCGAGTTTCGCGATCTGGTGGTGTTTCTGGCGGGTCCCATGCCAACCGCCAGCGCCGAGCAGGCGTTCTCGCAAGCGCACTTCGAGCACGTCTGCGCCAAGTTTGGTGATCCCGCGCAGCTGGCCAAGTACGACTTTTATTTCGTTGATAGCCTGACCGTACTCTCGCGCCTTTGCTTTGCCTGGTGTAAGACGCAGCCACAGGCCTTTAGCGAGAAAACAGGCAAGCCCGATAACCGAGGTGCGTACGGTCAGTTAGGGCAAGAAATGATCACCGCCCTCACCCACCTGCAACACGTAAGGGACAAGCACGTCATTTACGTGGCCATTCTTGAAGAAAAGACCGACGACTTCAACCGGCGCTATTTCCAGTTGCAACTAGAAGGTACCAAGACCGCGCTCGAACTACCGGGTGTGCTCGATGAGGTCGTGACGCTCGCGATCCTGAAAGCCGACGACGGCACCAACTACCGGGGGTTTGTCACACGGGCAGACAACCCGTTTGGCTTCCCAAGCAAGGACCGCAGCGGACGACTGGATGCAATCGAGGAGCCGCACCTCGGAAAACTTATCGCCAAGTGCCTGGGTACCAACACCACAGCCACGAACAACCTAACCGTTTAAAGGATTTCACATGAACACTCAGACTCAGAACAACTGGAACGATTTCAACGACGCAGAAGCCCAGCTCGGAGGCTTTGACCTCATCCCGCGCGGCGCCATCGTACCAGTGCGCATGACCATCAAACCCGGCGGCTTTGATGACGCTACGCAAGGCTGGACAGGTGGCTACGCCACGGAGTCCTTTGACACCGGCTCGGTGTTTTTATCCTGCGAGTTTGTAGTCACCGCGGGACCCTTTGCCAAGCGCAAGATGTGGTCAAACATCGGATTGCACTCGCGCAAGGGGCCGGCCTGGGCCCAGATGGGACGCAGTTTTATCCGCGCAGTACTCAACAGCGCGCGCAGCATCCTCCCACAGGACAACTCCCCACAGGCCGCCATTGCACGCCGCATCGCCAGCTTCGCGGATCTTGATGGTATCGAGTTCATCGCACGCGTGGATGTGGAAAAGGATGGCAAGGGCGAGGATCGTAATGTCGTAAAAATCGCGATCGAACCTGACCACAAGGACTACGCCGCACTGCGCAGCGGCAACTCCAGCGCAACAATGCAAGCTCCTGCCGCTCCTGCAACGCCCGCGCGCGCAGCGCAGCCTCCTGTCACAGGCAAACCCTCGTGGGCGCAGTGATGAGAGGCGGCTATGAAATGCTGGATTTGTTCAAGGCAGTCAAGGGGACTGCGTCACGCCGATCTTCGGCACCGACCCTCGGACCCCCGTCACTACCCCTCCGACTGGGTGTTTTGCTCACGACGCTGCCAGGACGCATTCCACCTTCTCTATGGAAACTGGACGCGTGCGGCGCAGAGCGATCTGCCCATGGAGGCGACCGTGGTTGACGCAACACCTCTGGAACAAAGTGCGATGCGCCTGTGCCTCAAATTCTTCGGCGAGGCAGCAAGCGCCATAGGTTTCGATAAGCCCCTGGGGGCTTACACCGAGGCCCAAGCGCTGTCGGTGATCGAGGCAATCGTATCTGCCTATGTCGAGGAGATGGCCGCGCACCACGAGCGCAGCAAATATCCACCGGTGCGCCTAACAGGTGCAAAAGCGGTCAGTGACCCGATTCGCGCGCCGATACCTGCCACCACCTCAAGTCCGCTTGCGGACATGAAGGATGACCTGCCCTGGGAGGCAAAGAAATGATTGATTTCAACTCATCGGCCAGTCTGTCTGGCCGACTGCAAGAACTGTTTGACCGAGCGCTCGAAGCCGAGCGAGACACCACACCTGCACGTGACTATCTCGGTGCCTCACGGCTCGGTGCCTCTTGCGAGCGCCAGCTGCAGTACGAATACGCTAAAGCGCCCGTGGATCATGGCAAGGGGTTTTCAGGCCGAATCCTGCGCATCTTCGAGCGTGGTCACCGCACAGAAGACATGGTAATCCGCTGGCTGCGTATAGCGGGCTTTAATTTGAAGATCGAAGATACTAACGGCCACCAGTTCGGATTTTCTGTGGCCAACGGTCGCCTGCGCGGGCACGTCGATGGTGTACTCATAGCGGGGCCAGAGGGCTTTACCTACCCAGCGCTTTGGGAGAACAAATGCTTAGGTACCAAGTCCTGGCGTGATGTCGAAAAGCACAAGCTCGCAGTATCTAAGCCCGTTTATGCAGCGCAGATCGCGCTCTACCAAAGCTATTTGCAATTGCATGAACATCCCGCGCTCTTCACCGCAGTCAACGCTGACACGATGGAGATCTATGCCGAGTTAATCCCGTTTGACGCTGGACTCGCTCAGCGGATGTCAGACCGCGCCGCGCGCGTGATAGGTGCAAGCGAGGCAGGCGAGCTGCTGCCCCGGTCATTTGCCGACCCGAGTCATTTTGAGTGCAAGTTCTGCTCGTGGTCAGACCGTTGCTGGAAAACCAGACCATGAACACCCTTCCAGATGCAAACAATTCTATGACTGAACAAACAGCTGTGGATCCGCTGGACTTCAACGCGGATGTTGCACCAATCCCAGCCGATCGCGACAGCGAGCGCGAAGCAATCAAGTCTACGCTGATCTCGCGCCTGGAATCGGTGCTGTTCACGCTCTTCCCAGCCGGCAAGGTAAAGCGAGGGGCGTTTCATATCGGTGACGTGTTGGGTAGCCCCGGCGATAGTCTTGAGGTCGTTCTCAAGGGCGAGAAGGCGGGCCTGTGGACCGATCGTGCAAGCGGCGATGGGGGCGATATTTTTTCTCTTATCGCAACTCACCACGGCATCGATGTGCGAAACGATTTCTCGCGCTTGCTCACCTTCTGTGGCGAGCTGACGGGGCGCGCTCAGGCAATGCCCTTGCCCACCCGGCGGACAAAGCCGCCGTCGCCTGTGGACGAACTGGGCCCCGCGACCGCCAAGTGGGACTATCTGGATGCCACAGGCAACCTCATTGCCGTAGTCTACCGCTACGATCCACCCGGCGAGCGCAAGCAGTTCCGGCCCTGGGATGCGAAGCGGCGCAAGGTGGCACCACCCGATCCGCGCCCGCTCTACAACCAACAAGGGATGGTGCAAGCCGCTGCGGTGGTGCTGGTCGAGGGAGAGAAGTGCGCGCAAGCTCTGATTGACTTTGGGGTATGCGCCACCACCGCGATGCATGGTGCCAACGCACCCGTGGATAAAACCGACTGGTCGCCGCTCAAGGGTAAGTCGATCCTGATCTGGCCTGATCGCGATAAGCCTGGCTGGAGCTATGCCAACGCAGCATCTCAAGCCATTCTTGCCGCCGGCGCAGTCTCGTGCGCCATCCTCTACCCGCCCGAAGATAAACCTGAGGGCTGGGATGCAGCTGATGCATTGGCCGAGAGGTTTGACGTTGCCCAGTTCATCGCGCAGGGTCCGCGCATGCACATGCAGCTGCCCGGGGACGCACCGGATGAAAATCCTGCCGATGTCGGGGAGGCAGAGCCGACGCGCGAAGCCATCTGGGGCAGCGAAGACGCGCTGGCGCTCAGCTTCACCCGCCGCTACCGGCACGACTGGCGCTTTGTTGCCGCCTGGGGCAAGTGGCTGATGTGGGACGGCCAGCGCTGGCGCACCGAGGATACGCTGGGGGCGATCGACCTGGTGCGCAACGTCTGCCGCCACGCAGCGCTCAAAGCGGCCAGCCCTAAAACAGCAGTCAAGCTCGCTGCAGCCAGCACCATGAGCGGGGTCGAGCGCTTGGCACGCGCTGACCGCCGTCACGCCGGTACCGCCGATGAGTGGGACGCGGACATCTGGCTCTTGAACACGCCGGGCGGCGTGGTCGATCTGCGCACCGGTCGGATGCGTGCCCACGAACGCACCGACCGCATGACCAAGATCAGCACTGCCG